CTCGCCAAGAGCAGTGCTATACGATTGCTTGATGTTCTCAAGCTTCTTATCCAAAAATTCAAATGCCTGTGTATCCATCATTCAGCCTTTGGCTTAACCTTGGACTTATCCATATCTTCTTTCATCTTCATATTCAACTCATGGGCACGCTGCTCATGCGTTAAATCCATCTCTTTTGACGCCGCATTATGGATGATGTTGATTGCATCATTCGCCTTCTGCGTCCGAGTATTCAAACGCTGCTGGTGAATCTTGGCCGCCATCTCTAAGTTGGCCGCCATCTGTTTTTGCTGCAAAGTCTGACGGTGCATCTGCTCTTTATGATGCATATCCTGCACTTGAGCCAGGTTTTGAATCATGGGATTCGGGCCAGCAGGTTGCGCTGGCTGGGCAGGCTGCTGTTTTTGCTGAGCTTGGCTTGCTTTAATCTGCAATTCCTGCGCTTTAAGCTGCAAATCGCCCTGCACTTTCTGCGCTTTGATCTGGGCTTCTTGAGCTTTGATCTGCAACTCTTGTTGCTGCATCTGAATAAGCGGATCTTGCGACATTTGCTGAGCTTGCTGCTGCGAAGCTTGCGCTTTATTCTGTGCAACCACCTGAGCAGCCGCCTGAGCAACCAATTGAGAGACTTGTGTCTCAACTTCTGGCGACATTTCGGTATCGGGCTCTGGCAACGGCACGCCAAGACGCTGTTCGATCATGGCGCGGTACTTAAATGCCATGTGTTCCATCGTGTGAGCTTGAATTGCCGCCTGAATTGCCTGCGCATTGGGGCTTTGGCCGATCTGAGCGGCCGTAATTGGGTCTTGAATCAGCGACTGATGCACCGCCATGTGCGCATCATGGTCTTGATACATAAAAGCCTTGGTCGGTTTACCGTTTAACAAGGCCATATTCTCCGTAATCGGGTCTTTTGGCTTCATATCATCGGGCAATGGAACCAGTTTTTCCCCGTTTTTTACCCCCAAAACATTGATCATTTGGCGGTGTAACTGGGGTAAATCGTAAATTTGTGGGGCAGATTGAGCTAATTGGATCACTGCTTGGTATTGCATGATCCGCTGCGCCATCGTCGAGCTATTTGGGTCGGAAACAGGGATAACCGACACCATATCGTAGTCAGCTTGCTTGACTTTCTTGTCGCCGCCCTCTGGTGTATAGGGGTAACTCTTGGGTGTATCATCCCGAATAATGTCGCGCAGCAGTTTAAATTCCTGCTTCATCGCATAATGCACCCGAGCCTGCACCGCGCTCATGGTTTTCAGCTGGCGCTCAAGCAAGGCCAGCGTAGTACCCACAGGAGCACCGGCACTCATGTCGCTGACATTCATATCAGCCGTAGCACCAAGGCGTCTAGCCTCATCAGTCATCTTGTCCAACAAGGCCGACAGCACTTGGCTCGGTTCCTTGTAAGGCAAGGTCATGATGTTGTCTTTGATCGAGCCGCTAGGAACGTCCACATCACGGAACTCGCCAGGGGCGATAGGTGTATCATCACCCTTCACCCGCAAACCACGCGACTTCAAGCCGCCAGGTAAGTTAGCCAGCGTACCAGCGTCAATCAACTGACGGATCAAACTGGTGCCTGCTCGGGCATATCCACCAATTAGGTGAATAAAACCAAAGCCATAAGCACCAAATCCGGGCACATAGTCATACTGAACAAAGTGATCGCGCTTCAGGCACAAGGGATCGCCCTCATGCCAGTTACGCCTAATAGCCAGCACCTTTTGAGTGCCACGCTCAATAGAGATTACATACGGCACACCAATTGCATCTTCATCATCATCGTCTTCAGGCAACACATAATCAATATGCACCTCTACAACTTGATAACGTTCATCGTCGCTTACGGAATAACCCTGCTCATCAGCTTTACGTTTTTCAACGTCAGTATGAATAGTTACTGGCTCACCCAAATCAACATCCCGGTAGAACCCGGATGCTTGGAGCTTCTTCATCTCGTTTTTTGTTTTACGCATTAAGTGCGTAACACGCTCTGCCGTCCTCACCCCAGTCGAGCCGTAAGGAATAATTAACTCCTCAGCCGGGACAAACAAAGCTACAGGACGTCCAAGACTTGGATCGAAATAAACTTTCTTAAATGCTGACCCGGCCAAGCCTAAGTTAAACAACATCCTCTCATGCTCAGGACGGTACTCAACCATCTTATCTGTGAGCATGTAGTTCATGTCAGCCGCTACTCGTTCAGCAGCATCTAACTTTTCAGGCGTCTCTTCGCCAATGACTTCGGTCTTGACCGGGCCAGCCGCCGGGAACGTTTCAATAATAGTTTCGCTTTGAAATCTAACAGCAGATTCTGTAAGCAATGTGCTAAAGACGCCGGACGCCCCATTCCAAGGCTCTGTACGCTCCTCATACTTAACCCCCAGAACATCCAATCCCTTTACATACATCTCCACCCAGTCTTTACGACTGTTGATGTCCGCATCCACCATCTCAATGATGTCCGATGCAATCATCCCCAACTCAGCCTCGCTCATCCCCTCAGCCAAGTTTTCCGAGAAGTCAGTATCCTCATGGTCATGCTCTTCTTCGGCTTTCATGAAACTAATCTCCATAGAGCCATCAGATAACGTCACCGACTCAGGATCCTCAATCTCAATTTCAATTTCAGGCTGTTCGCCCTCAGCTAAATTGGCTAAACCCTGGGGAGCTGCGTAAAGACTTTTTTCCATATCCATCCTTAATAATACGGCGCGGTACGCTTAAAGTACCTAGGCTCATCTTCCTCATCCGAGTTTAACCTGATGAACCCGCCTTGTCTAAACCTAATTAACGCTTGAGTCGTTGAGTCAACCAAGTCATCGTGCGCCGCATTCGGAAACGCCGCCATCTGCTCAATCACATCCCTTGCCCACCCAGTATCCGGTGCCCACACCTTCCCCGAGCTAAACAAGTCCGTCACAGAATTCAACCGCACAAACTTATCATTACCCCGGCTAGGCGAATACTCACTCACCGGTATACCCATACTTCTCAACTCATATATCAAAGGCGCACCAGCCGCCTTTGCTTCAACAATACACGCATCCGGCTCCCAGTTCTTATACATCCTAAAAGCCGCTTCCTTCAACTCAGGAAACTCCATGCGCTTTTGCATCGCATCCAACAATATCAAACTCGCATTATTCCTGTTCTCGTCCGGATAGAAAATCCCCCACGTCGTACAAGCCGAGTAGTCACTCCGCTCCCCCTTCGTAAAAGCCGTATCCCAAGACTGAATAATAAACTCACACGGCGGCGGTGTATCACTATTCCATAACTTCCACCACTCCCGCTTCACCAACGCACCCTCTTCACCCGTCGGTGCCTGCTGATACTGCGCATTCCATTTAGCCGGGGGAAGCTCCTCCTTCAGCGCCGTCAACTCATTCAACGACCAAAACTCAGGCCACAGCGGATTTCCCGACGGCATGATCGCAGGAAACTCTATAACCTCCCACTCCTCACCCTTGTCCCGCATCGCCGCATCTTTAATAATCCGGCCCGTCAAATCCCGCTCAGCCCAGCGAGTATTGTGGCTTACAACCCCGTTGGCAATGAAGTTTTCAGTCTTGTCAATCTCAACATCAAAGACTTCTTCTTTTCCATCAGGGGTTATCGAGACTATCTGATCTACTGTGAAGTCTGAGATACGATGCAGCTCGTTCAAGTACGCTTGGCGTCTTTCCATAACCGACGGTAAGGTTGCAGTCGTTACAGAGCAATCCTCTGACGACTCCCGTGTCGTGGCAATGGTCGATGCATAACTTTGCATTCCAATGCGCTTTTGTGTTTTTTGAAGAAGGTTCCTCACCGCACACATCACACTTGTTGTTGCGTTCAGCAACCATGACTTCGTATTGTTCAGCAGTAATGCCGTATCGGTGTTTGATACGTCTTGCTCGGTTTTTTTCTGGAGTTGCTGGCGGCAAGTATTTTTTTCTGTAGCAATTGCTACAAAGTCCTTTTGCGCTGATTGGTTTTCCGCACTCGCAATTTTTTCCAACCCACATCCCATGACTTCCAATGGGTTTACGTGGGGCGTCTGGGTTTTTTCTGTGGTAGCTGTCACTGGCTTGGCATGGCGCACATTTTCCAGGCTTTGTTTTTGCCCTTGATGGTCTGCTGCACCCTTCAACGATACAAGTAAATCGCCCACACGCAACTGATTCAGTCTTGTCCATTCCAGCACTCCTTCGTTCATTACAAGAAACGGATGTCTCTCGTTTGCACGAAGCATTATGCCAGATTGTGTTTGTATCTTGTATATGGAATCAATACCACTTGACCGCCAATTATTGACCTTGCTTTTTGACAATTTGCCGTTATCAAAGGTAGCAACATGATCTCCAACCTTGATATCTTTAAGTTGTTGTGTTGTCCCGTCCGCCATCAATACATTCGTATCTCCGGTCATGCACATCACCACAACAATCGCACCACCCGGCTGTAGACGCTGCCGAGGCCCAGATGTATACCACTCATACACCTTGTCAAACACCTCAGGATTCCCAGCCGCTAAAGCCGCCTCTTGTTCTGAATGCGGGTCATCAATAATAAGCAAGTCCGCGCCCTTACCCGTCACAGTACCGCCCACACCAATAGCGAAATACTCCCCGTTCTTACTCGTTGCCCACCGCCCCGCACTCTTACTATCCTGCCTAAGACTCACCTCTGGGAATACTTTAGCGTATTGCTCACTCCCCACCAAGTTACGCACCTTGCGCCCAAAGTTAACAGCCAAGTCAGCCGTATTAGATGTCTGAATAATCTTCTTATTCGGGTACTTCCCCAAGAACCACGACGGCAACAGAAACGACGCAAACTCAGACTTCGTATGCCGAGGAGCCATATTAATGATAAGCCTCTTTAACTTCCCGCTCGCTATATCTTCAAACTTCTTAGCCATCACCGCATGGTGCCTCCCATGCACAAACCCCGGCCACATCAGCTTTACATAAGACATAAACGACTCATGCGCCTTCTCACGATCCCGCGCCTCACGGTAATCCTGCACCGCCTGAAAGAACACCTCTTGCTCATTGTCAGGCAAAGCCGCAATCAGTTTCTCAATACTCACTGCACATTCCTAAAGTTGATATACACAGGCCGCACAGTCCTGCCCTTACCCTTCAACCTCTTCACAACCCCCAACTCTACCAACCTATCTACCAACGCCTTCGTATTCCCCAAACCCATCTTCCCACGCGCATACGCTATATCCCTCAACGACGGACTATATCCATACCTCTTCCAAAACTCATCTATAACCAAAAACACCTCGCTCTGAGCAGGACTCATTCCAACCTCCATACACTCCTCAAACGTCTTCTCCTGCCGACGCTGAATCATCGAACGATTGATTAAAATTTCAGTAGGCACTCGTAACCCCTTGATTCATAACACTATTTTCAACCTCCAATTTGGAGGTACACATTTCTTTACATTCTGTTCCCGTCCGCAATCCATTTTTTTGGT